ATGAAGTACGATTTTGCGAACATTGAGAAAAAGTGGCAGGATAAATGGGAAGAAGCCGGAATTTTCCACGCTTCCGAGGACCATTCCAAACCCAAGTTCTACGCTCTGGTAGAATTCCCATACCCCAGCGGAGCCGGTATGCATGTGGGCCATATCAAGGCCTATTCCGGTCTGGAAGTGGTTTCCCGCAAGAGACGGATGCAGGGCTATAATGTGCTGTTTCCCATCGGGTTTGACGCATACGGTCTGCCTACCGAAAACTATGCTATTAAAACCGGGATGCACCCCCGTCTGGTAACGGACAAAAATATCGAAAAATTCACCTCCCAGCTGAAGAGGGTAGGTTTTGCCTTTGACTGGACCCGGGTGGTGGATACCACGGAGGAAGGGTACTACAAGTGGACCCAGTGGATCTTCCGGAAAATGTTTGACGCCGGGCTGGTGTTCCGGGCAACCACGCTGGTCAATTACTGTCCCCACTGTAAGGTAGTGCTGTCCAATGAAGACTCCCAGGGCGGTAAGTGTGACATTTGCCACAGTGACATTGTGCAGAAGTCCAAGGACGTTTGGTATCTGCGGATTACGGAATATGCGGACAAGCTGCTCCAGGGGCTGGAAACGGTAGATTATCTGCCTAATGTTAAGCTGCAGCAGGAAAACTGGATCGGCCGTTCCGAAGGTGCATTTGTAAACTTTGCTCTGACCGGCTGTGAGGAAACCCTCCGGATCTATACCACCCGCTGTGACACTATGTTCGGGGCTACCTTCATGGTAATCGCCCCCGAGCATCCTATCATTGAAAAGTATGCCGACCGGATTACCAATATAGCTGCTCTGAATGCCTATAAGGAAGAATGCGCTAAGAAAACAGAGTTTGAACGTACCCAGCTGGTGAAGGATAAAACCGGTGTGCGGATCGAAGGCATTGCTGCCATCAACCCTGCTACCGGTAAGGATATCCCGATCTATATTTCTGACTATGTTATGATGGGATACGGTACCGGTGCCATTATGGCAGTTCCGGCTCATGACGAACGGGACTATGATTTTGCCAAGAAGTTCGGCATCGACATCATTGAGGTAATCAAGGGCGGCAACATCGAAGAAGCCGCATATACCGGAGACGGCGAAATGGTCAATTCCGGTTTCCTGAATGGGATCCAGACCAAGAAGGAAGCCATTGCCAAGATGCTGGAATTCCTGACAGAAAAGGGAATCGGGGAAAAGGGCGTACAGTACAAGATGAAAGACTGGGCCTTCAACCGCCAGAGATACTGGGGCGAACCCATTCCGATTATCCACTGTCCCAAGTGCGGGATGGTAGGGGTACCGTATGAAGAACTGCCTCTGCGCCTGCCTGAAATGGAAAACTTTGCGCCCGGCGAGGGCGGAGAAAGCCCGCTGGCCAAGATTGACTCCTATGTGAACTGCACCTGTCCCCAGTGCGGCGGTGCTGCCAAGCGGGAAACCGACACCATGCCTCAGTGGGCCGGCTCTTCCTGGTATTTCCTGCGGTATACCGATGCCCATAACGAAAACGCCATTGCCGATCCGGAAAATCTGAAGTATTGGATGCCGGTTGACTGGTATAACGGCGGTATGGAGCACGTTACCCGTCATATGATTTACTCCCGGTTCTGGCACCGGTTCTTATATGATATCGGCGCAGTTCCGGTGGAGGAACCCTATGCCAAGCGGACTGCTCAGGGTCTGATTCTGGGGCCCGACGGTGAAAAGATGAGTAAGTCCAAGGGGAACGTAGTAGACCCCAACGACGTTGTGGACGCATACGGCGCGGATGTACTCCGCGTATATACTCTGTTCATGGGGGATTATGCTTCCGCAGCTCCCTGGAGCGAAAACAGCGTGAAGGGATGCAAGCGGTTCCTGGACCGTGTGGCTTCCATGACGGAACTGGTCAGTGGCTGTGGTGCAACGCCCAAGCTGGAATCTGCTTTCCATAAGACCATCAAGAAGGTTACCCAGGATATCGAAGAAATGAAGTTCAACACTGCGATCGCCGCGATGATGGCTCTGGTGAACGATATTTATGAACATGGCAGCCTCACCAAAGAAGAAATGATCAGCTTCATTTCCATCCTGTGCCCCTTTGCACCGCACCTTTGCGAAGAAATCTGGGAATCTCTTGGCGGAACCGGTTTCCTGTCCGCTGCTCCCTGGCCCGCATATGACGAAGCCAAGACAGTAGACAGCGAAGTGGAAATTGCCGTGCAGATCAGCGGGAAGCTGAGAGGAACCATTCTCATCGCTGTGGATGCCTCCAAAGAAGACGCCATCGCCAAGGCTAAGGCGGACAGCAAGATTGCCGCTATGCTGGAAGGGAAACAGATTGTAAAGGAAATCTATATTCCCGGAAAGATCGTCAATATTGTGGCAAAATAATAGAAAAATGCAGATCCTCTTGTCAAGGGGTAAATGCGAAAAAGTTGTAAAAATATTTGTAAACAAGTTATGAACGATTCAAAATGCCTTTTATTTCCTCGTCAAAAGCCTCCTGCGATGTGCCATATCCAAAAATTCCGCGCGGGTAATTGTTCAGCCAAATTGTGATGCGCTCGATTTCTTCATCTGTCTTGTCATCAAAATTTGTGCCTTTTGGAATGTGGCGGCGGATCATGCGGTTTTGTTTTTCGTTGCTCCCCCTCTCATAACTGCTGTATGGATGGCAATAGTAAAATTGCGTGCGCTTGCCCTCATGGATGCAGGATTGTTCCATTCCTTCACAATCTGAAAATTCTGATCCGTTGTCAACCGTGATCGATTTGAATATGAGCGGGAACAATTCGCCGTATTTGCGTTCAATGTTATCCAATGCCCGCGTTACACTTTCCGCTGTGCCGTCCGGGATTTTGATTTGAATTTCTTGCCGTGTCTTTCGCTCGGTCAGAACAAGCAAAGAATGTTTACTGATTCCGCGTTTGCCCTTTACGGTATCCATTTCCCAATGCCCGAAGGTTTCCCTTGTATCCACCTCCGGCGGGCGTTTTTCAATGCTCGTTCCGCGCGGCGGGCGCGTTTGGCGCACGTTGTTGTACTTGCGTTTGCGATTCGGCTTGTCGGGCAAATCCTTATTTGTCAGCCGCAAAAATATCCCTTTGTCAATGTAACTGTATAATGTGGGTATGCTGATCGTAACACTAAATTGCAGATTCTTCCGCTTGATTTCGCCCAACACGGCAGCGGGCGAATACTTTTCATCGCATATCTTTTTTTCGATGTGATCCGCAAGTTTGCGATCCGATCCGATTTTCAGCATTGCGCCTTTTGCTGCGAGATTCGCGCGGTATTTGTCATGTGCTATGTCGGGGGAATATCGGATGTCTGTTGTCAAATCCGTGTTCATGTGCGTATATTGCCCGCGTTTCACTTCACGATATATCGTGCTTATATGCACACGGATTTCGGCGGAAATTTCCTTCGGTGTTTTGCCCTCTTTCAAAGATGCTTCGATTTTCAATCTGTCTGTATGTGTCAAATGCTTGAATCTGCGCATAATGCCCTCCATAAATGAAAATATCCCCGCACCCTAATTTTCAAGGATGCGGGGATGCGGTTTGTGTGATCGTCATCATTCCGATGTTTCCAAAAACTTTTCGATTGCGGCTTTTATGATCTGCGCTTGCGGGATGCCCTCGGCGGCGCACTTTGCTTTGAACGCCTCCGCCATTTCTTTCGGCACATATGCCGTCACCGCTCCGTATGCTTTTTTATTGTATCGCGCTTTCACCGCTGTCGATGTTGTTGTTTTTCTTTTTGTTTGTTCCATCGTTCCGCCCTCTCAAAATATTGATTCTTTTTCGATATACTGTTTCAATTCTTCGATTGTTCTGCAAATGTCCTTTGCGACCTTGTATTCAATCGTCAGTTTTCCTGCGCATTTTGTAATGCGCCAATAGTTTTGAAATTCTTTGATGGAATATTCTGCATCGCCTTTTCTAATGTTCATGCTTTCCTCCTCTGCGGGGAATCCGCCCCGCTCAGTTTATTGAAATAATTTTCCCGTTCTGATCGCTTCTTTCATGTCGAATGTTCCGCCGATCATCGCCCACGGTTTGCCGTCCACATACAGCGTTTTGTTTTCGATGTATGCGCGATCTGTAATGATTCGGCGTGTGATCTTGCCTTCAGCGTTGCGAATGAATTTCAAATGTTCCATGTTTTCAAGTCCTTTCCGATCTGCGCCGCTTGACATCGGCGGTTTTTTATGGTATAATAGGACTTACGGACGGGGCGTTTCGCCCCATCCTGCCCATGAAAGCGATTATTTGCTTTCTTTGGTTGCCTTGCTTGATTTTGGCTTTTTGAATGTTAATGTAACTTTGATGCTTTCCACGGCTTCGTTACTCTTAACAGCGTTTGCCACTTCTTGCAAGGCTTTTTCTATTTCGCCCATCGGCGTTTTTGGCTTTTCCATTTCGTTCACCCCCTCTCTTTCTTTCTGTATATATTATAACATACTATTGATAGTATGTCAAGGGGTTTTGCAAAAATAATTAAAAAATTTTTCAAAAAATTGCACGCCGCGTGATCGAACACATGGCGTGCGTTTTGTTATTCTAATCCCAAAAGCCACAGGGCGGACACCTTCAGAACGCGGGCGAATATCATCAATTCATAATCGCACACAAACCGCGTGCCGATCTCAATGCGGCTGATGCTGTCACGCTCCAATATCACGCCTTCGATCTGCATCCGCGCCGCCAAATCCGATTGCGACAATCTTTGCGTTGTCCTTGCTTGATGTATTCTATCGCCGCATATGTTCTTTTTGCCGTTGTAATTGTAAATTTTCATCGACTTTTGCCCTCCTCATGTGCTAATGTTCGGAAAGATTCTTGACTTTATATATATTTTCGCATATAATAATAGGGGAAGTGTGTTAAAGATCAGAATTAAAGGTTTGGCAACAATTTTCCATTTATTTCGACACAGTTTGCGTGATGACGATGTTATAATAGTTAGTGCCGCTAATGGCGCGGCGGGAGGTTAAAATGAAAAATCCGTACACACAAGAGAAAATACAGGCGATGTATAGCGGCATCACGGATGCCAAACTTGAAAAGAACAAAAAATCATATACAATATGGGGCATCGTTTGCATTGTTCTGATTCATCCGATCTGTTTGGCAATCGGCGCGTTTCTGCTTTGGCGTTCCTATCTCATATCAAAAGAATTGAGCCGCCGCAACGCCGCCAATGCGCACGTTGTCGCGCCCTCTCCCGCATCGAATCAAACGGCAAGTGAAGTGCCGCAAGCCGATCCGCCGCATTATTGTTTCAGCGATGGCGCAAAAATCTATTTGGCGGATGTTGATGTAAATGATTTTGATGTTGTCAAAACCTATCGCACGAAGGTTGTTGGCGTTACATATGAAAACGATGACGGCACGGATCGCCAACTAAATATTGAATATGCGCACAGGGGCGATTCTTTGATATTCCGTGAATTTGATTATGACGGCAAACCCGCATATGCAGTTCATTTGGAGGATGGCTGTCAAATCGGCAATCTGAAGGAATCCCTCGCGGGCGATGTTTCAGACTTTATGGATTCACATGAAAAAGAATTATTCATGTACGGCGAAATCACCGAAATCACCGGCGGGGATGACGGCATGAAATATGGATGCAATATCGTTGTATATTTGCTTGCGCGGAAATAAATCATTTATAAAATACGAAAAAAGAGCGGACAACCTCACAAGGCTGCCCGCTCTCTTTATATGTTTTTATACTTCAACAAATGCCGTGTGTGCTTCATCCGCGCTGATGAAGTTTCCTTCAACGGTTTTCCACATCGGTTTGCCGTCATCGGATTCCGCGGTATCGATAACATCCACGGTGTCACCCTTGCACATCAACCCGCATTCCGTTTCCGGCGCAAACGATGGCGCGTTTCTCACGCGCAATTTTCCGTTGAATACAACGGTTGCACGCCCGATGATGTTGATGGTTTCAGCGGTTTCCGCCGCTCCTGCGGCGGGGAAAACGATGTTGCCATCATCATCAAATACATATGCGCCCGCGGCTTCTGCTGCCTTTTCTGCGCCGTTCTGTGTCTTGTATGACTTATTTTCTGCGATGTCGAATTTTTCACCAACATAAAACATGATGTTGTCCTCCTGTTACTTTTTCATCAATTCATTGACCTTTGCTTGCACGGTACTGTAATCGTACCCGGCGGCGGTCAATCTGTTTTTTCTGTCTGCGCCGTTGCCCCAATTTCCCTTGATGACCTCTTTTGCGATTTCATCAACGGATTTCTTCGGCTGCTCCTGCTTGACAGGCTCTTTGATAGGCTCTTTCGCCGATTCTTCCACAAGCACGAAATGTGATCCGCATTTCGGGCAAATAATTTCGTTTGCCATGTTCTGTTCTTCACTTTCTGCATTCAGTTTATTTGTGACCTTTTCTGCGAGATCGCCCAAACGGGAGAAAAGCCAATCGCCCGGACAACTCTTGTTCGCAAACCATCTGTGAACGGTCAGAATCATTTCATCTGCCGCGGGATTGTATGCAAGCGTTTTGTCTTTATCACCAAGCCATAAAAGTTTGCTTTTCCCGTTTCTTGCGCATATGTCCGCACATAGGTTTATCAAGGATTGATATACCGTTTCATTCATTTCATACGGATGTTTTGTGCCGGATGCGCATTCGATTGTTACTGCACGGTGATCGTTTGCGCCGCTCGATGAACACCATGAGCGATCTTTTTCTTCACAGTACATTCCAATGCGCCCGTCAACGCCGATTCCATAATTCGATGATGCCTGTCTGCTTGTCGGCGCAAATATGTTTCCAAGCGTTTCAACGCTGCATTGACCAACCACGCAATGCGGCGTGATTCTGTCAATCGCCTTGTTTCTGCCGCTCGTTTTGTTCGGGGAAATGTTTATGTGTGAAACAAGCGGACTATTTGAGAATGGCATTATTCACACCCCGTTTCGCTGTCATCATCCTGTGCCGCGCCGTCTGTTTCCTGCACGGTGTTTTCGCTTCCTGTTGCCTTGCTGCGTGCTGCATCCACCAAGCCTTCGCCGATGATGTATGCGATCAGCGCGGACACAGCCGAAATGATTGCAATAATCTGTTCGGTTGTGATCTGCTCGATGCCGAATGCTGCGCATACAGCGGTCACAAATGCGATGATTGCCGCCCAAAACTTGCGGCTTGTCAACTTCTGTTTCCAATCAATTTTCATGTTCGTGATTCCTTTCTTTTTTCAACTGTTGTGTTGCCCGTGTGCTTGCTTGTTCAAGTGCTTTTCAAGTTTTTCATGCGCCTTTGTCACTTCTCCGTTGCAATGCAGTTGCTTCAACCCGTCAAGGGATGCAAGCATTGCATATGACAGTACGCACAATTCGTCTTGAATCGCTTGATTCTTTTCCGCTTCTTTCTTTCTGAATTCCTCCATGTCCTTTTCATGAAGTTTTCGCAATGCAGAAATATCGGCGGATTGCTTATTTTGCGCAAGCACCCATTTGATGACGGCTACAACCACCCCGCCGATTCCAAGAATAGCGGTTAAAACGCCGCCGATCAAAATGATCGAATTTGCATCGATGTACATTTGCTCCTCCGTTCCTTTGGTTTAGATTTTGCGCAACGCAATTTCAATTTCGTCAAGTTCGTCATACGCTTGATTCATCTTGTCCGAAATTGTTGCGCCCTCTGCGCCATCGTCCATGATGCACACATCGGATTGTGCGATGATGTTGGATTGCTCCCGCACAAGATCAGCCAAAACGGTCGTGACATGGCACAGTTTGTCAATGATTTCGATCAACGACATCACGCATCACCTTCGTATGCTTCGCCGGTGATTTCCTCATATTCCTCCGCGGTGATTCCTCTGCCGGGGCGTTTGTTGTTGATGGATACCCATCCCGCAAGCGTTTCCTTCGTGATATAACCCATCTTGTATTTCGCATTCAGCGAATCAAACTTTGCACTATGTTCCATGTATTACACCTCCATTCCAAGTGCGATTTCTTCCATGCCAAGTTCGATTGCGGACAAAGATTGCATAATCATCTTTGTCGCGGGCGTTTCAAGCGTTGCAAGATAATCGGCGTATTCTGCCACGGTCATTTCGCGCTCGTCATACTGCCACATGGTTTCTTCCTTGCCGCTCTCGTCCTTTTTGGTGATCTGCTTGATATTCTTACGCAAATACACCGTTGTGGGGGAGGATACCGTATCCACCTCCGCCGGGCGTTCCGCCTGTGATCCTGTGATCTGCTTCCATTCTGTCATGTTTTTTGTTCTCCTTTCGGCTGTGATTGCTGATTGTTCGTTTCATCTTCCGTATGTTCACCCACGGTTTGATGTGCTTCAAATAATAGTTGTATGTGTCCGTATGCTTGAACAACCCCATGCGGGAAATCATGCCCGCTGCATCGTACCATGTCACCTTCGTTTTCTTTCCGATTCTGTGTGCTTTTCGGCGCGATGCGCACAAATTCCGCTTGCGCATGGTTGTCCTGTTATAGTGAAATTGAAATCCCATGAAATCAATAAAACGCCCTTTGGTTTTCTGTTTGCCATTCTTATCAAATACACCTTTGACGGGATGTTCAAATCGGTACACTTGCCATGTGTGTTTGATCTGCAAATGAAGATTGCCCGCAAGATATTCCGTGATTGCTTGCATCGCCGCGTGGATTTTCTTTTTGTTCTTGCCCGTGATGACAAAATCATCCGCATATCGCATATAGTGATCCACGCCCGGCAACTGCACAACAAAATGATCGAATTCCTTCAGCGTCAAATGCCCGTACCACCCGGATGTGTAAAAGCCTTTCGGGATGAATCTGCGGCGGCGCGCACCGTTTTCAATCGTGATTTTCTCATGAATGGAAATGACACGGTGATTTATGTGCAAAAATCTTTTGTCGCGGCATAATTTCGCCAACTTCGATTCAAGAATATCAAGATCGATGTTGTCATAAAATCCCTTGATGTCACCTTGTCCGACATAAAATTTCTTGCCGTCATATTTCCGAATCCACTTTGCCAAAACCTTTTTGCCCGCGTGTATTCCTTTTCCCGGAATACTGCCGTATGCAAATTCATATAAACCGTGCATGATGATCGGTTGTAATTGACTAACGATGCAATGATGCAACACTTGTTCATATTTATAGTCCGGCTGAATGATGTTGCGCGGTTTCTTGCTGTTGTTTTCGTTGATTTGATGTTCTTCGTGTTTTATGATTTCGATGGTGTCCGTCTTTACAAGATCAATGAAAATCGGCACTTCGTTTTCGATGTTCGCGAGGACATCGCCAACGCTTTCAAATGGCTGTTTTCGTGGATCGCCGGGGCGTTTACCCCGTGCGCGGCTTTTGTGCTTTCGCTTTGCCGCTTTGTAAAAACATTGCTTCACATTTTCGCATTCAAGCATTCTGTCGAATTGCCCGTTATAACTTTTCATATATTCTTCTTTCTTATCACCTAATGAGCGTTGAGCCTTCCGGCTTACTAACCCATTCCTTCATCGGTCTAATTATCGCCAAGCGGCGCGGAATACACGGCACATTACTCAATTACGATTATGATAAGAATGAGCCGCCCCAATCGTCCAATTCGTGTTGGAAGCCGCGTTGTTCAAGTTCAAGTACGCCGCGCCGCAATTCGCACCGTTGTTGCAGTTACCGCCGACAAGCGCACGAAACACCGAACAGAACGCCGGAACAGCGTGCCGTGTATCCCGGTTATACCGTTTTATGAATGCTTATATGTTTTTATTGCGGGGGATAAATCCCCCGATCCCCCTGCGGCTTACGCCGCTGAAGGCTGTTCACAAGAAAGAGCCGCCCCAATCGCCCAATGCGTGTTGGAAGCCGCGAGGCTCAAGTTCAAGGCCGCCGCGCCGCAATACGCACCGATGTAGCAGTAACCGCCGACACGCGCAACCGCCACGATCTCTGCGTTCAAATAGAGATAATCGCACAGATAGGTTGATGCGCTGCCACCTGTACCCGTGGGAATTCTACCGAATTCACGCATTGTGGTTGTCTTTGTATAGCCGTTTGCAACGGCGGAAAGATCAACGCCCGTGTCGGTGTATCCCTCTCCCGTCAGATTGTACGGGGGTGTCATCTTCACCTTCACTTTGCCATGATCGCTGATAAGACCGACAACGCGATCCCATTGATCGCCCCACCATCCTTCGATGTGGAACACCTTGACTTGTTCAACGGTTGTGTTGTATCCGAAAAACTGTCCTTTGTCGTTCAGCGTGCCTGTCTGCAATACGCCATAATAAACGCTTGCATCCTCGACATAACCCGTTGTGTTGCCTTGACCGAAAACGCCCTGTGAATTGTCAGATTTGCCGATCACGGTCAACAGACAGTTCACAAGATTGCGATCCGCCCATGAACGTGTGTGCCAAATGTCCGCACCGTCTTGATTGTTCGCGGCTGCGCGGTTGATTTCGGTCTGTGCGGTCTGTGAATACATCGGCTGCACCCCGGACAGAGAACGAAGGCGCGTGCCGTCATAACTGCCCTTGAACATAGCAAGATATTTCACATCCATGATTGTGTTATCCGCGCGGGTATGTGCATATGCGTGATAGGAGGAATCATACTGTACATTGCACAGGATGATATATTCATAGTTTCCGACTTCATACTGCGAAATCCACACAAGGGGGATCGCGGACATTGCGTTTCCTGCGTAATCAGAATTTGCAACATCGGATTCCGTGCCATCCTCCTTCAGCGTGTAGTCATTCGGATTCAGTTTGTAATCTTCCGTGCCGTCATACTTCACCATGCACGGATAATTGTTTTTCACAAACCAAATGTCACCCCAATCGCCGAAATCGAATGCGCCGGATGCAAAATCCATCTTTGCGGGATTCATGCCAACGGCATCATACAGATATGTCACGCGCGTTGCGGGATTGCTGTCATTCTTGTTGATCTTCACGCCGTAACGCTTGATGCCCGCAAACTTGCTGTCGATGTCCTGCATCGCCGCAAGAATGCCGGTTGTGTCCGCCTTTACTTCGTCAAGTGTCTTTTTGTCTGCAATATAGATTCTATCGCCTTTTGCCATTTGGAATTATACCTCCTCTAAATAAATGATTCCGTTGTCAATTCCGATGGAATAAACGGTTGCCGTGGTATCGTCCGCCATTGAATTGATACCGGCGGCAATGTTTTCGCAAGCCGCCGCGCCCGCGTTGGCGGCATCCGCCGCACTTCTTGCGCCCGCTGCGGCGGAATTTGCCGCGTTGGTTGCCTCCGTCATGTTGTTTCGGAACGCAATGACTTCGTTGTACTGTTCCTGCACTTGCTGAACAAGTGCATCGAATGTCGGCACATCGATGACGGCGGGGAGATCATGGAAAAGGTGTTCACCATCGCCGATGCGCAAGATATATGCGCCGCTCTCCGTCACTTCAACGCCCCATTCATTCACTTCCAAAATGCGCCCGGATGCTTGCCATTGCGCCGTTGTGCCGCATTTCGGTTTGATGGTTGATGTTGCCATGTGTTCATGCTCCTTTCATGCGTTCCGCGCTTACGGCGTGCCGCAATTTATTTTGATTTCGTCCGTTGTGAATGGCGTGCCGCCGTCACAGTTTAATGTGTCATGGCTGCCGGGCGTTCCGCCATCGACATTGTGATATATGCCGGTATCCATTTCCCGCATATCGGCATATGCCGCCTCCACCCGCTCCAATGTGTCGTTTAACTGCTCTTGTGTGGAAATGGCGTTTTCCGCCCTCTCCGCCGCGTTGTTGGCTTTGTCAGCCGCCGCCACGGTGTTAGTTATAACATTTTGGTATCGTGTCAATGTCTGTTGGCGCGTGACCTCTGCTGCGCGGCGTTCCTTTTCCGCTTGCACGCGCTCATATTCGTTGTTGATCCGCTCTGATTCCGCCCGCGCCCGCGCCGCTTCCGCGATCTTGAACGCTTCCTCCGTGTTCAGCACTTGCGCTTTGGTTTTCAGCAGATCATCAATGTACGATTGTACCTTCTTGTCAAGTGCGCTGATTTCGTTACTTGACAGGATCGCGGATTCATCGCGCATTGATTCTTCAATTTCGATTGTGAATGATGCCGATGATAGGATTTCCGAATTTGATGCGCGGCGGATTTCGATGTCACAATATGCCGTTCCTGCTGCCGCCAACGCTTGATTTGTCAATTCAACCATGACATGGTTGTTTTCAACCTTGCATTCGTTGTAACAAAACTTTTTGTCCGGCTTCTTGATGTTGGCATACACAACCGCATCCGCGGGAATCTCAAATTGATTTCCGTACATCATCAATTCGACTTCGACAAATCGTGTTGCTTTGTCACCTTGCTTTGCGGAAACAAGATAAAATTTTGTTTCGCCGTACAATTCAAGTTGAATCGATGTTATCATTTGCATCACACATCACCCCGCTTTCATTCATTTTCATCCGTTGCGATTTCTTCAATGAAAAGCAACCCGCCACGGACACCCAATTTGTATTTTTTGTTTGTGTCGGAATCCACAAGTTCATGTGATTCCGCAATAGCCTTTTCCATTTCTTCCGTTGTGGAAAAGTCCGTCAGCGTTTCCGCAAACGATTCCTCCAATGCCGCCGCCTGTTGATTCAATGCCGTTGTCATACCGGCTTTTGTTGCATATGTGTTCGCCACATCCTGCAACACGGCGCGTTTTGCGGCATCAATCGCGTTGTCGGTCTGCGTTGATGTTTTATAACTTTCTAATTGCTTATCGGTGTATTCTTTCGCCGATTTCAATGTTGCTTCATCGCCGGTTTTGATGTCGGATTTGGCTGCGTATTGCCCCGAAATATCTTTGATGATTTCGGTTTTCATCGCTTCCATTTCAAGCGCGATTTCCTCCGAGGTTATACCTTCAGATTCTTCGATTTGTTCACTTGTATTTCCGCCCGCAACTGCAACCGCTTCATCAACGATCTGCGCCATCTGTTCCGCTTGAATATCCGCAAATGATTTCTTTGTGTTGGATAATTCGCAAGTGTTTTTCTGCGGATCAAACGGGTATTTCGTGATTTTTGCAATGCGCATCTTTGCTTTCACGCCGCTTTGACGGGAAATCAACCACACGACATCACCGATTCCATAATGCAGAATTTCCGAATATACGGGATTCAGCGATGCAAGATCAATGACATCGGTTTCATACACTTCATATGGCTTTGCTTTTTCAGCCAATTTCAGCGTTGCATCCTCGATCAGAGAATCAACCCGCGTGTATCTTTCATCCTTCCAAATGAATGTTTTGACCTTGCTTGAATAACTATGATTTTCGATGTAGTCTTTTCCGTCAATGTCGATCTGCAAACCATCTTTGCCAATCGGCACGATTCGCGTGTAAAAGTCATATGATGTTTTGTCTGTCTGCAATTTCCGCAAGTTCAGCGATTCAATAAAATAACATCCCTTGTCATCGCCGATCTGTTCATATATGTCGATTCGCTTGTTGATCGTGTCATACATGATTTCACATGAATATGTGGAAATCACTTGCGAAATAATGTCAACGGCATTGCACGCCGAATCTTTCTTGATTGTCCTGCGCTTTGTGATCTCACAGACACCAACCGTCCACCCCGTGCCGTCAAGCGCAACAGCCAAGCACGCGGCGGCGGTCATTTCAGTTGTCTTGAAAGATTTGAAGGCTTTGCCCTCCAAATCTTCCAAGTTCAATGTTGCAACAACTTTCAGCCATTGTGTTTTTGATCCGCCGGAAACGCTTTTGACAACATATTCATCCGTTTTTGTGCGGATGTAATATTCATTTTTGATGTCATCCAAAAACACACCCGTGACAGGGTATTTGAAAGACAGTTCTTTGTCACCGCTTTCAAGTTTTGTTGTTTCCTTCAGTTCTGTGAATCCCGATAAAGTGCCGATGCGTTCTTTGGAATCCGAAAATAATTGCAACATATTTCCGCCTCCTTATATCCACATCGGATTGTACCGCATCACGACAACGCATTTGTTTGACGAAAAATTCAGCACATATTTTTGTCCGTGTGTCAGTTTCGGGAAATCCCATAAATCCACATCGGCAAATTTGTTCACGCCGTCTTGCGTTGCCGTTCCCGCCGCTCCGTCAATGATGATCTTTTTGCCCGCTTCAAGATTCTTGATGATGATCGGATCGTCACCAAAACCATCGATGCGATATTCCGACATATCAACTGTTGGCGTGATCTCAACGATGCAAGGCGCATCGCGCGTTCCCAACACATCGAATTGTGCGGTGTCCTTGTCGATGTATGTGTTTTTGATTTCGTCATCGATCATGTATCCGGCAAAAGTCAAATTGACCGTGTACCGCGTTTTTACGATTGTTTTTGATAAACTGTCATCTGTCAATTTGCCCGTGTAATAACCCTTGTATCCGTCAAGTTGCATCACAACGCCATGCGTTAAAAGTGCCATGAAATTTGATACATTGCGGACAATTTGGCTGCGGCTGTCACCGCGAAACAGGATTGACAGTTTGAGTGTTCCGGCTTTGATGAATGTTTCAAATTCAAGCGGAACGGGCGCACCGTCAATCCATTCGTTTTCAACGGCAATTTTCGGCGGCTGAATGTCAACGGTCAACTGTTTTGCATTGAATTTTCTGATGTCGATTCCGTCAATTTTCATTCGTTACCTCCTTGATTGAACATCTTTCACGATGTTGTCCGTCACCATTTCTGTTGTGTGTTCCGCAATCACTTCGCCGTCAAGCATCGAAATCGCGGTCACTCTGATGATGTTGTTTTCTTTCAGTTTTTCATATTTGCTGTCAAGAATCGCGGACAATCTTTGATAGAAAGGTTCAAGCGGCAAGATCGCCTCCGCTCCCGCTTCGCCGCCCGCCAACAGGCGCGTGCCAACAGCACCGAACACCGTTGGTTGTGTCATGATACCACCGTTTTTGTACCAATCAATGCTTAAATACGGAACGGATGGCGGCGCAAGCGAAAATTCGCCCTTGATGCTGAAATGCGGCAATTTGAGTTTCGGCAACGACCAAGAGAAATTGAACGCCGATTTGATTTTGCTGATGACATTTGTGACCGTGTTTTTCGCATTGTTGATCGGTGTTTCGATTGCCGACTTGATGCTGTTGAACACGGATTGCACCGTGGATTTGATGCTGTTGATGGTGTTGGAAATGCTCGATTTCACGCTGTTGAATGCGTTTGAAATGGCGTTCTTTGCGTTATTGATCGGCGTTTCCATCGCGGATTTGATGCTATTGAACACGGATTGCACCGTGTTTTTCACGCTGTTGACGGCGTTGGAAATCGTTGTTTTGATGCTGTTGAACACATTTGTGATGGTGTTCTTTGCTCCATTCACAGCCGTATCAATGGCGGATTTGATGCTATTGAAAACGGATGTGACCGTGGATTTCACACTGTTCACAGCGTTTGTGATGGTTGTCTTGACCGCATTGAATGCCGTGGATACCGCCGTTTTGATGGAATTCAGCACCGTGTCGATTGCCGACTTGATGCTGTTCCAAACGGAGGACACCGTGGATTTGATTGCGTTCACCGCGTTTGTCACGGTTGTTTTGACGGCGTTCCATGCTGTCGAAATTGCTGTCTTGATGGAATTCAGCACCGTGTCAATAGTTGATTTGATGCTGTTCCATACGCTTGTGATGGTATCTTTGCAGTTTTCCCAAATGAATCGGAAGGGCAATGTTATCAAGTCAAATGCCGCTTTGAACAGATTGACAATGAACATGATGCCGACTTGCACGACATTTTTGATGCCTTCCCAAATATTCGCAAGCGTGTCGCGGATCGCTGTGAAAATGCTTGTTGCCTTTTCCTTGATGGAATTGAATGTGTTGGAACAGAATTGCACAATGCTGTTCCACAAATTCACGAAAAAGTCCTTGATACCATTCCACAGATCGGTGAAGAATTGACCGATTGCCCGGAAAGCATCGCCGAAAATCGTGTTGAATTGATTGCACACATATTCCACATAAAGCACAATCGAATCCCACAAGCCGGAAAAAATCTGCTTGATTCCTTCCCACGCTTGTTTCCAATCGCCCGTGAATACACCAACGATGAAATTTATCAAGCCGCTGAAAATTTCCTTCAGCGTTCCGAATAAACCGCCGATGAATTCAAAAACATTTTGGAATATCGGTTGAAAAGTATTCCACAGCCATTCAACAACAGGCTGCAAAACATTCGTCCACAGGAATTGCAACACTTGAATGACCTCGTTGACACGCGGGATCACGACTTCATTGAAAATCTTCATCATGCCTTCCCACGCTGTCGCAAATACGCCGCCGATGGCTTGCGCCAACGGTACAACGACATTATTCCACAGCATTGTCAACACTTCCGAAACGATTCTGATGACCGGCGTGAATACCGAATCCAAGAATGTCGCAAGCGGAACAATAACATTGTTCCATAGATTCTGAAATGTTGCCGTTACTGTCGGAATCACCGTACCCGCCACCCACTCAAGCGCGGGAATAATGAAATCCGTCCAACAACTTGTGAACATACCCACAAGGAAATCGGCAAACGGTTTCAACATCACTTGCAACCGCTCCCACGCGGTTTGCAAATTCGGGATCACGGTATTTGTGAAAAATTCGATTGCCGGCTGTACCGCTGATTTCAGATCATTGATGACCGACAACAGGCTGTTGCGCACATCATCATTCGTTGCGATGACATAACCTAAGCCGACAACCAATGCGGCGATTGCCGCAACGACCAAACCAACAGGGGAACACACGGCGGAAAGAATGCCGGAAAGTCCGCCCGCGCCCGCTATTGCGCCGGACACGCTTCCGATCATGGATGCGACCGTGGATGCACCGCTTGCAAGTTTTGAGAATGCAAGCAATGCGGGACCAATCGCCGCCACAACCGCCGCAACCTTGATGATTGTCTGCTGTTGGCTGTCGGAAAGTCCGTTGAATTTTTCTGCAAGTTCCGATATTTTTGCAACTGCCGATTCGATGATCGGCAAGAGTTTTTCGCCAAACGACACCGCAAGTGCGCTGATGGTGTTTTTCATCATGGCAATGCGGCTTTCGGTTGTGGCGTAACGCTGCGTTGCTTCGTTTGTCAACGCATTGTTTTGATCCCACGCCGCATTTGATGTTTCAAGTGCCGATGTCAGAACACCATCCGAGGATGCGAGGGAAAGCACCGCATTTGACAGGCGCACCTCCGTCAATCCCATTTCGTTCAAGAGTTCAACGGCGGATTTGCCCGTTCTTTCGGTATCGTTCAAGCCGCCAATGAACATTGACAGCGCACCCACGGCATCCGTTCCCCATGCTTGAATAAACTGATCCGCCGAAACGCCCGCCACGTTTGCAAACTGTTCAAGGCTTGATGCGTTTGACATATAGTTTTTCAATTCGGTTGTTGTCAAACCGAGGGATTCCGCAACGCCCTTGAATTCTTTGCTATTCAGCGATGCCATCAATTCAAGTTCGCGGAGGGAATAGCCGGTTGCATTGATGGTTTGGCTTGCCGTTCCGTACATCTGCACGGCAACTTCCATCTGTTTCAGCAGTTTCGACACCGCCGATCCGCCCGCTTCGGCTTCAATACCAACGGACGAAAGCGCGGTTGCGATTGCCATGATCTGCGCTTCCGAAAGTCCGACAACTTCACCCGTGGATGCCAAGCGCGTTGCCATGCTTACGATGTCCGCCTCCGTTGTCGCAAAGTTGTTTCCAAGCGCAACGATGGTTGATCCCAAACGATCATAATTTGCGGCATCCATTTTTACGACATTCGCAAACTTTGCAAGGGCGGAGGCGGCTTCATCTGCCGAAAGGTTTGTTGCTTCACCCAAATCGATCATTACGCGGGTAAAACTTAATATGTCATCGGTTTTGATGCCAAGTTGTCCGGCGGCTTCCGCCACGGCGGAAATTTCCGTTGTGGATGCGGGCAATTCCTTTGACATATCAATGATGCCTTGTTTCAGCGATTCAAGTTGTTCCGCCGTGCCGTCAACCGTCTTTTTGACACCCGTGAACGCGCTTTCAAATTCGATTGCCGCTTTTGCCGAATATGTACCCGCCGCCACGATTGCCGTGGAAACAACGGTCATTTTCTTTCCTGCCGATTCTGCGGCTGATGCAACCTTGTCCGCGCCCTTTGCAAAGTTATCCCACGGCGTTTTCGCCAACTGCGCGTTTAGTTCGCGCAATTCCAATTCCATTTCGGCAAGCGCGATTTTGGATTTGTTGGTTTTTGTTTCGTGGTTTGCAAGTCCTTTTTCCTGCTTCTCGATGCTCGTTGTGCATTTTCCTAACTGCTGTTCCAAATCGGAAATCTGCGATTTCAACGCTTTCGATTCGTCAGAATTCTTGCCGGTTTGTGCCGCGGTTTCGCTGTACGCGGCTTTTGCTTGCTGCAATTTTGCGGTTAATGTTTCGTGTTTTGCCCTCTCTTTTTCAAGATCAGATGTTAACCGCTCATGCTGTTCCTCGTTTGCCTTTACAACATCTTTCTGTAATTCAACCTTCGATGTCAGTTCTGCGATCTTTGATTTCAAAACATCGGAGGCGTTGCCAAGCAATTTCGCCTGTGCCTGTGCCACACCGAATTCAGATGATAAACTTTTCATCTGATTCACCATTTCTTTCATCTTCTGTTGAAAGTCTGATGAATTCGCTGTGATCCTTGCTTCCGCTTTTGCCATTTACAACACCTCCTTCCGTTTATTATTTTTCGTTTGTTGTTTCAAGTTCAAATTTCACATAGTCCAAAAGGCTCATAATGTCCGAATCCATGCACTGTGCAAGCGAATTGTTGAAGGCTCTGATGGATAACTTTGTGACACGATCCATGTTTTCTTTGCAAATGCTCCACACGTTCTGCGGCGGATCATCGTCATCGTATCCTTCCGCTTCGTCATATTCGTCAAATGCGGATTTCTCTTGCGCTTCAACTTCCTGCTTGTCCTTTTCGGACATAAGTTCAAGAAATTTCGGCGTGACAATTTCCTGCATGATGTAATGGATCGTTTTTGCCGCCGTGAAAACTTCCTCCGCATCCATGTTTTCGATGTCACGCGATGACACGCGATTCCCGGATATTTCGCGGATGATCTGCGAATTGATGAAAACGACATCGGATTTGTCGTTCATCCTGTCAGCCTTTTCCATCAATTCACAATACTTTCGGTACATCCTCACGGTGATCGTGGATACCGTTATTTCATCGCCGCTTGCAGTTGTCAGCGATATTTCCGGCATTACTTGCCTTCGGGAAAATTTTCCTTCATCTTTTCGATTTTCTTGTCAACTTCACCGCCGACAATCGCTTCGATCATGGCGAATTCCATGATGATTTCGGAAACGCTCAACCCGGTTTCAGCATCCTTCAACTGCTCAACCGTGAATTGATTGCCATACAATGCACAAATGGTTTCCATCATCTGCACAAACTGTGCTTTGGTGTACATCTTGTGTTTTTCTTCGGATGTGAAGATGGATTCACGCGCTTCAAGATAGTCCATATAGACATCGGGCGCAACCTTCGGCATTGCATATTCAGTTCCGCCGATTGTGATTGTTCTTTTGATTTCGTCTTTCTTTTCGATTCTTGCGTTCATGGTAAAATCCTCCTGTATGTTGTTTTTGATTTTTGAAGTTAACTTGCCTGTAATTTGCGAAAACCAATGCAAAGTTTGAAAAATGCAAGCAAAGATCGCAACTGTACTATGAATTTTCGCAAATCACATGACAAATTTGATTTGTTGGTATGCAAATTTAACTTGCTGTTAATTTGCGGATCAACCCGCTGTTGGCTCTTTCTTCTCCTGTACAGCAGAAAACCAATCTTTGATCGCTGCGGCTGCCGTGGTATGTGCCGCAAGCAGATTCGATTCATCGACTTGAATATGGTAGTTGCCGTCCTTCTGTCTTTCGTAGAAAGTACCCTTCAGCGTGTTTGTCTGCGTGCTTACCTTGTCCGCCTGCGTTTCGTAGTTGTCATCATTGCCCGATCCGAACACGCCGCAGTACAGCCAAGAAAATTCGTATTTGCCATTCAGTTTCTTTGCGCGATAACCGATGGCAACTTCCGGCGCTTTGTCATCCTTGTTCTTCACAAGATAACCGTGTTCATACAACTGACCGAACACAAGGGCGCGATCCTGCGGCGCAAGGCTGTTGACCTCGAATTCAACTTCCGTGCCTTCGTAGTTGTGAACAACCTCCTCCACACCGTCATCGCTGTAAATCTTTTCTGTGCTGAATTTGTCAGACACCTTGCCTTTGATTGCGCGGGCAAGTTTCACGGGCGTTCCCGTTTCGTAAAGTGCCTCCGTGTTTGCCGTAACGGGCGCAACATAGAGATCGCGGAACGACTTTGTTCTGCTTCTTACAACGGTATTTGCGTTTTCACTCATTGATATATTCCTCCGTTTCTTCTGCATACTCAAACCGCATGGCATTCACAAACACTTTCGTGTCCGTTTCAAGATTGTCATTGCCGCCGATATATGCGAATCCTTTTTGTTTTAATAGTTTTTTGATTTCGTTTTTCAAGCCGATTTGATCTTTCTGCGACCAAATATTCACTTGAATTTGCGCCTTCAGCACATCCGCGTTATCGTCTGAATGGCTGTCCTCCGAATCTTCAAGCAACCACAACGTGATATGTAGTTTCTTGTATTCGGCATCGTACCACCCTTGCTGTACTCTGATCCCGCGCGTGCTGATCGGCTGCAAGGCTTCCGCCGCTGTGCTGATAATATCCATTTAGTCCTCCAATGCGCTTATGAATTGCTGATACTCTCTTTCGGCGATCTGCTCCCATCCGGGATCGCACTTGCTGATTGTCTTTTCGACAAACGGCGTGGGCGTGATCTTTGTCGTACCCCAATTTATAAACTTCATATAGAAGTATTCGGAATTATCCGACAAATCCCAACCGACCTCCACATATGGCATTCCGCCGCTGATCTTTACGCCGGACAGCGGAACATTGTCCGCCGCGTGTCCGTGTGTGGGGCGGCTGCTCCCGCCGCCTTTGAGTTTACGCCCGGATTTGCTGTGATCCTTTGAACGGGGGATTTCTCCCTTCATGACCGGCTGTGCGTACTGTCCGCACGCTTTGACAATCCGTTTGTCAACCTCCAACCGCTCTGTATCGTTCGCAAGTTTTTTCACAGCATCCTCCAAGTCTTTCAACCCATCGAATTGTAATGACACTTGCACACGATCACCCCGCTTTATGAAATGCAGTTGGCTTTCAGCGTAACAAAGTTTTTATCGTTGTTTCCGAAATCCACGGCATATATTTCATAGCGTTCACCATCGTAATCGATCACAAATTCTTTTGTGCGGTGTTTGATTGCTTTGATTTTTTTGCAAAATCTCACTTTGAAAGCAATGGTGTTTTCAAGTTTGATGCTGATTGCATCGTACAGTTCTTTGCCGTACAAATCCTTTGTTTCGCACCAACATGAATAGTACGGTTTTTCCGTTTCTTGACATCTGCCGCCAACCGTTTCGTTGGTGATTTGGATGATCTGTATTTTTGCGCTTGCCATACACACACCGCCTTCATCGCAACATTTCTTTCAAAAGAAGTGATCGCACCGCTTGCCGCATGGTTTCTTTGCCTGTGGCTTGATATTTGTCACGGTTGTCGTATAAATCCTTGATGAACACCAACACCAACAGTTTTTGGCGTGCCGTCATTTTGTCTTTATCAAACCCCGTAATCAAGTCCGCAAGTTCTTCAAAAACGACATTTTGAAAGAATAGGATCAATTCATCATCGTCATCATAATCGATGCGACAATATTGCTTGATTTCTTTTAATTCCATACGATCACCCCGCTTTCATCACCGGGCGGCGGTGATCCGCCCGGTGAATATTCGTTATCAACCCGCGATTTCGTCACCCTCGTCAACGGTTGCAACAGCGGCGGTGTCGATGATACCGCAAACAACTGCGCTTTCGTCCACGGTCTGCACATCGAATCTGTCACGCACCTTGATGCCGGTCATATCCTTTGCCCAAAGATCGCCCGCCTCCGTGGAAAGTTCGATTGTCATTTTCTCACGGTCAAACAGGGTGATTGCTTCCTTCGGATCGCCGAAATAAACAGGATGCTTGTCACCATCGGATTTCAGCGTTTTGTTGGAAAGTTTCACAACAGGATACTTGCCGAGGAAAAGCATCTGTGTCGGCTGCGTGGGATTCTTCTGCATGATATAGTTGCCGAATTCGTCCTTCAACTTGTCGAAATAGTTGAATCCGTTCTGATTCATGAGAACGATGCTCGACTGCTCGATTGCGGGATCAAGCATAGTGTTGAAGATGTCCTTCACGGTGTCAAAACCGCTGATGGCAACTTCCTTGCCGGTGGTGATCTTCTTGAACGCTGCAAGGATCGCGGCGTTTCTCGTTGCGCGGGATTTCTTTGCGATCCACTTGTTCAGATACGCAAGGATGTTCGCCGCGGTGTCGGCAAGCAGTTCGCGGGTGACTTTGAGAATGCCGCCCTTCTTCTTGATCTCATACTTGACCTGCTTGAATTTGGGAGTTTCCTCCTCGCCAAATTCCGCCTCCTCGTCAACATCGTTCCAAGGTGTGGAATCTGCATCCACTTCGATCACGCGGCTGCCGCTCTTTGTGGTGACAGGCTCGACATTGACATACTGCGAAAGATCGTCAGTAGTGCGGCGCAATTCAACGATGTCATTCTGAATGTCCTCCGGCACGGTGAAGCCGCCATCGGAAATACCATCTTCATCGGGCGCACCCTCTGTCATGGCGTTCATGATCTCTGCATCTGCATCGTCCATCTTCTTTTTGCGCAAACCGCACACAATGCGATTCACGAAAGCGCGAACAATGTCCTTCTTTTCCGGCTTCTTTTCGCCGCCGATGTTCTTTGCTCTGCCGCTCTCGATCTGATCTTCAATGTCATCGTGTTCGTCATCCTCGATGTCGGCAAGCAGATTCCACTTGTCCTGCAATGCCTTCAGTTCGGTTTTGGCGTTCTTTGCTTCCTCAATCTTGCCTTCATCGACAAGATTCTTGATCTCCGCCTTCTTTGCGTTGATCTGCGCGAGAAGTTCTCTCATTTTCTTGTTCATGGTGTTTTCCTCCGTAAAATAATTTTTTAGATTCCGTATTCGTCCAAATCTTCAAGAAGCATTTCCGCTTCTGATTTTGGCTTTGATTTGCCCGAATCATCGGGCGATGCCGTTTGTTTCAACGCTTCCGGCAAGTTTGCGTATTTATCAAAATAGCAACTTGCACACGCGGCGATGCTTGCGGTGTTTTCGATTTCGACATCAAAATATTTCTGCAAGTCCGCGCCGGTCATCCACGTTTCGGCGTTCACAATGGCTTCAATGTCCTGCTGTGTCACGCCCTCTTTGGTTTTTGTCAGATAGATTCCGACAATGGATTCTTGACATTTATCAAGATGCTTGATGGTTTCCGCCAAATCATCGGCGTTGCCCCAAGTCATACACCACGGCTTGTGTACCATGACTTGCGCGCCCGTCATGACGGTGATTTCATCGCACGCCATAAGGATCACGGATGCAATGGATGCCGCAAGCGCATCCACGATGCCTGTTTTGTGTCCTTTGTGGCGTTTCAGAAGGTTATAAATGGCAATTCCCGCAAACACATCGCCGCCACCCGAATTGAAATAAACGGTGATGTTTGCGTTGATGTCGATCTGATTGAGAAAATCGGAAATGTCCTGCGGGCATTTGTCCTCCTCATACCATTGCGATTGCCATGTTGCGGATACGATGTCACCGTAAAAATACAGTTCTGCCGATCCGTCCTGCTGATTTTTGATTTCCAAAAATCCAACATCTTCGATCTTTTTTGTTTGCGGATTTCGCCGTGTGAATTGAAATTTATTCTTCATCATCTTCACCCCCTTCCGTGTCATCGTTGGTGTCATCCGGCGGGGAAGTTGGCGCGGGCGGCGTTTTGTCCTGCCCGTCATCCTGCTTGTCCTGCGCCGTCACGCTTGCCGCATATTGCTTTCCGACCTCTGTGATCGGAATATAGTTTCCGTTCACAATAAGCGTGTCACCGCCCTCCGCATCGGTCAAATCAAGTTTGCGCCGCGCTTCGTTTGGTTTATATATTCCGTTGTTGACGGCAACGCCGAATATATCCATCTGTGTTTTGCTGTCCGTTCTCAAAAGCACTTTTTCGTTGAATTTGAAATACTTGCCCTCCGTGACTTCCTGTTCTGTCAAGAGTTTGTATTGCAATTCCTCTTCGTACTGTTTCAGCACAAACAGCATGGTGTCAACATAGAAAGCCAACTGTTGCATTTCGCTGTTGGCGTATGACGATTTTTCATAATCGTTGATTTGGTTTGGCTTGATACCAAACGCGCCCGCGATCTGCAACGCGGTGTATTTGCGCAATTCAAAAAACTGCGCATCGGAAAGTTTGACATCAAGCGGTGTCAATTTCATTCCGAGGGGAACGGGGAGGATTTTGCCGGTGTTCCTGCTGCCGCTGCCGAATTCCTCAAATGCCGCAACAAGTTTTTCCTTCGCTTCCTTGTTCAGATCGCCTGTGTATTCCAATGTCGCTTTTGCCGTCAATCCCGATTCGTACAACTTCGACATATAACTTTGACTTTCAATCGCGCCGGACACGGTTTCTTGAAGGATTGTTTGCACGGGCAATCCCGTGATTCCGTCAAGGCTGTGCGAGGTTTTGAAATGCAACACTTCATCCGTTCCGAAAACATACTGTTTGCCGGAATATCGGTCATTGTAAACATACCAAATTCGCCCCGCTCCGGCGAAATATCCCTTGTCATCAACAATGATCTGCACGCAATCGGAGGGCATAACCCACATATCAAGTGCCTTCAATTCGCCACCGTATTTCTTGCGTTTCAATTTGTAACGCACATACACATATGCGTTTCCGAAATGACAGCGATTCATTTCAACCGTGTTCCAAAACACCGTTGGTGTCATGAATGGATTCGGGCGGTTTCTTAACAGCCGCGAAATATCCGTTTCCGGCGGCTCGATGATGCCGTGATCCGTTTTTTGAAAATACTTGATCGGCATTTTCGCAAGCGTTTCGGACATCATTTTCAAGCAAGTGAAATATGTCACCTCCGATGTCGGTTTCTTGCTCCTGCGCTTGATTCCAAGCCATTCAAGAAACGAAACATCGTTCATGCTCCGAACATCTTGATGAATTTCCTGTGCATTCTGCGCGTTCCCGCGCCCGGTGATCTTGTTCCAAATTCTGCGGAATATGTTCATTACTTTTCACCTCCATTCTGTTTGTATTGTGATGCCATAGCCAACCATTCGTTTACAAATTCGTTGGCATCCACCTTGTATTCGTCCTTCATAGCCATAACCCACGCATCAATCACCGCATCACATGGATCGATTCGATCAACGGAAATATCCTTGTCGATCTTGATTTCTCCATAGTTGTTTGAAATGGTTTTTGCGTTTGCCATAGACCACGTTAAAAGATCGTTTGTACCGTCAAATTCCACATTGCCGCTGTAAATTTCAAGCCGGAAATCAACGGTTGCATCGTTCAGATTTTTTGCGCTCTGCGTGATGGATAGTGAATCATAACCCATGCCTTCCAAATCGCCGAGGAACGCCGATGCGTTGTGCGGATCGTAACAGATCATTTGCACGGAAAATTCGTATTTCATTATCAACTTTTTCAAGTGTGAAAGAATATACTTGTAATCTGTTTTGATTCCGCCCAATGTTTCCGTGACGGTGCATAAACCGTCATTGATCCATATGTCATATGGCGCATTGTCGGTTTTGATATGCTCTTGAACGCGATTTGCGGGGATGAATGAATGTGAATAAATATAATATTTTTTCACATCGCCGTCCATATAGGGGAATACAAGCGCAATAGTTGTCAAATCGCCGCCGCTCGACAAGTCCACGCCGACATAACATTTCTTGCCCTTGAAATCCGCAAGTGTCCGTTTGCGCACGCCGCAACGCTTCCACAGCGCAATATCTTTGATATACTGCCGATTTGAAAACTGAATCCATTTGTTCAACTGCTTCACAAGGAAATCGCGCAAATCTTCGCCGCCCATTTCCTTTGCAGTTTCCGCAATCGGGATCATGTTTGCAAGCGCATCGGGATCGTATTCCAAAATCGGATTTGCTTTGATCCAATTTTCGGGCAACCACAGATCATCGGTTTCGTCCATTTGCGCGATGTATATGAATTGCGTGTCGTTGGTTGTCACGCCCTTCAAAACATTCATGCAATATTCGTACAGTTTGAAACACGGTGATTTCAAATCGAATCCGGCGGTTGTGATGACCGAGATCAACGCCGATTTCATTTTCTTGATGCCGCCTTCAAGAAGTTTATACATCTGATTGTTGCGATGCGCATGGTATTCATCTACAATGCCAAGCAACGGGCGGAATCCGTCAATGCTCTTTGTATCGCCGGACAACGCACGGATCACCGAATGTGTCAGCAGACAATCGATAGTGCTGTTGTGTTCATGCACCTTGAAACATTCGGTCAGTTCTTCATCTGATTCAATGAATTTGACAATTTCGTTGAATACAATGACCGCTTGATCCTTTTTGGTTGCCGTACAGTAAATTTGCCCGTATTTATAGGCATCAAAATTGCCGTAATACGCCGCCAAAATACCGTTTAGAAACGATTTGCCGTTCTGTCTGCCAAGTTGCACATATGATGTGCGGAAACGGCGGTATCCCTTATCTTTTACACGCCATCCGTTCAAACTTCCCAAGATAAAGCATTGAAACGGATAGCAAGTGACTTGCTGTTCTTCCTCTCCCTCTGCAATCGTCAGAGTTTCGGCAAAGTCAATGATCCGTTCAGATTCATCGACATCGAAATAATACCGATATACGGCAAGTTTGGATGATTCCAAATCGTCAATGTGCCGTTGACACGCCATGCGCACGGCATCGCCCGCAATGATCTTGCCGGACAATACATCCCGCGCATATTCTGTCACCCTGTCTTTTCTGCCGCTTGCGTTGGTGTTCATGCTGTCACCTTGCAAATTTGGCAAATTTGTTTTCTTTCTTTTCCTCCGCCGGTTTCGGCACAACTAACCGGCAACGGGAGGAAACGGTCAATCCGAAATCCGCCGCGCTCTGTCTGCATTGCTTGAAACAGCGATCTTGAATAATCATCAATCGTTCCCGCTCACCGTTTACGACTTCGATTTCTTCAAAAATATCCTTGCCGTCTGCATCCTTCCTGCCTGTCGGTCTTGATACCTTCAGCATGATCGGCGTGCGCTTGATTTCTTCCGTGATTTCAATGTATTGATCCTGCGAAATAATCAGCCGCGCAAGCGCATCGACATCAAGATTTGTTACAAGATCGATTGCAAGCAATTCAGACACGATGGATTTGAATTTCGTTTTTTGCTTTGCTGTCAACCATTTCGGCGGCTTGATGTTGTCGTTTGGCGCGTGGATTTCCGTCTGCTTCCGTGCTTCGATCTCTGCTTTCGTCAAATGCTTTTTGCCTTTGGCTTGCAAAAGTTCAATCGGCTGTCGTTGTCCTGCCATTCTGCAACCTCCTTTCGCCGATTGTGGCGTTTACTTTCTCATGTTTTTTGCCTCCTATTTCTGAATTTTCCGTGGGGAGTTCTCTCCACAGCGAATGGGGGCGCGACTAAAAAGGCGATTTCCAAAACTTTTTGGATACCCCCACCGCCTCCGCCGTCCGCCCTTTGATGCCATCACATCCACCCCGCCACACCGTTCAAAACGGTTGCGATGCCGCCCGCTGATTCAAAGTGTTTGGCGATCAATCCAAGCAACATTTGTTGTGTCCTGCGCTTTGATTCTTCGCTCTGCTTATACAATGCGGAAATAATTCCGTGGTTTGTGTTTGATAGCGGCAACAGATTTGTTGGATCAAGTCTGCGCGACCAATCATCATCAAGTTCCACGATGTGATGCACCATGTCGGCTGTCACAATTTCTTGCTGCATATAATAGGAATAAATATCTATATAGTCATAGACCTTCAGAATAATATCCCGTGTCGTGCGCCACTCATTTGACACATAAAATGCCGCCGCTTTTTTGTTCCGCCTGTTTCTGTTGTAGTCAACATGGCGTGAAATATATGTTTTCTCACATTCGGCGCATACGCTCAAATTTTGTGGTATCAATTTCCCGCAAATGCACTTTTTCAACAGCATGACCTTCCCACCCTCTCTGTGATGACACCGTAATATAACAAGCGGCACATACCTTTCAGCGTGTGCCGCTCATACAGGAGGCGCGAGGAAATGCAGAAAGCGCACGGACAATGCCGTGCGCTCAAAATACATTTTCTCACGATAAAATTATAACACATGAAAAACACTATTAAAACACCACGATTTCCCCAAGTTTTCCCCCGAAAAGGATCTAAAATCGCGCCGTTTTTTCACCATTTATCAATGCCGTCCACGCCGAACAACTTGACTGACAATATTGACACCATTTCTTTGCACCAACGGGCGGGTGAATTTTTCCCGCAATCCAAAACATCGCATATTTGCTCATATGTCTTGCCTTGCAAAAAGTGCATATCAAAAGCATCGAATTTATATTTTGCACCGCTCTCCGATTGCTCTTTGCGCAATTCCTCGATTGCGCGATCTATGTTTTCAAGCATCAACGCCGTTTTTGTGCGGCTTTGGCGCACGCTGTAAAGGCAAACGCCGCCTTCGTCATCGGACACCGCGCGGATGATGTGCTTTTTCATTTCGATGTACTTTTCCATCAAAACCCATGTATTGTGAAGCACCTTTTTCGATTCTTCTTTTTTCATTTCTCTGTAAAATTCTTTTACCGCCTTTTGTGCGGCTGCATCCGCTAATTCGATGATTTTTGGATTCATGTGTTTGCCCTCTCTTTTTCGTGAAATTTATTTTGCTGTTTTTGGCGTTTTAGCCGTAAAAGCCATATACCGAAATCCGCCATTTTCGATATTTTGATTTTTGAAATATTACCCGTTTGATATGTACCCGCTTTTTGAAAATATCCCGTTTTCCGCACCCGAAAAACCGCAAACGCCGTTTTTCCTGTTCGCAAATTGCCATCATCTTGTAAATTTCGCGGATGCTGTTTGTGAGATTATCAAAATCGGGGAAAAACAACGATTTGATCCGCTCCCAAAATTCGCGGATTTCTTCGATGGCTTCTTTGAGCGTGCTTTTTTGTTCTTCCGTCAGCATTATGCCTTCCTTCGCTCTTTGCGCGGCTGCGGCAAGTGCTTCGGCGAATTGTCGTGCGTTTTTGTATCCTTCATCATTTTGCATACAGTTCAAGCATTTCGCCTCCTGTCATTTTCGCTGTTCTTTGATGCCGTATTGCACATCAAGCGAAATCATCATAGCGCGTTCAATGCGCATCATTTCTTCTTTCGTGATTCGCCCGGCAAATTCTGTGATCCGCTGTTTTGACACCGATGTGATTTGTTCACATAGAGCGGTTGACGGGCGCGGCGCGGATGCAATGAAAACGTGTGTCGGCATCTTGTGTTTTGCGCGGGTAGTCAGAAAAACCACCTCCACAACCTCTGAATGCTGATTGCAAAAATCGTTTGAAACGATGATCGCCGGTCTGCCGTCACTTATCATTTCGCTGCCAACGTGCGCCGCCTTTTGTATGTAGAAAATATCACCTTTTCTGATCTCCCGTGTATCCCGCTCCATCGGTCAACCTCCCTTGATTCTCATATAATCGCAAATCGTGCGAATTGCCGCATCCGCTCCAACGCACAACACGCACATATATCCTTGCGCTGTGAGTTGTTCAAGCCACCATGATTGTTCGCCGCTTGCTTTGTTTTTGCCGTATTTCATTTCAATGTATAACCCGTGAAATCCGTGGCGGGGAACGGGTAACACCAAATCGGGAACACCCGGTTTCACGCCTTGCCGTTTGAATCGCGCCGCTTCCGTCTTGTTGCGCTTTCCGCCGTTTGGCACATGATAAATCAACGACAATTCGGGGTAACGATTCGCCATCAATTCACAGAACGAAATCACGGTTTCTTGTTCTGCCGCTTCGTTGCTTTCAAATCGCATTGTCATCCCTCTCGATCTGTTTCTTTTAACCGCTCCACGGCTGTTTTTTCGCCCTCTGTCGGCTGTTTCCATTTTACAATACCGATGATTGCCATGACGAAATTGAACGCATACAACAGCGATTGCGCGGCTTGTCCGTTGGCTGCGTTGTATATGCACCAAAAAGCATTCGTACACAGCCACACATAAAAGCACCATCGCTTTTTGAATGAATTCGCAACCGTGCCGATGATCGATGCGAATGTCACAACGAAAGTGAAATACTGCATCATTCATCATCCTCCGCATCTTCATCGGAATCCGCCCCGTACATTTCCTTCAGCGCATCAATCGTCTGTTGTTCATCCTGCGGATCGGTGTTTTGCGGCGTTTGGTTGTATAGTGTCAATTCGCATTCTTGATACAACGCTTTCAACTGCCGCAACAGCACTTCATCCACGATGTTTTCCGGCGTTACAATACCATTCACCATGAATCCGCTTTTGACGGCAAAATATGTTTCGCCGGAGGCGGTTTGCCGCTCATACAACATTTTATCTTCTTGATCCGCAAGCGGTGCAAGGCTGTCACCGTTCACAAACATGATTCCTTGCTGTGTCTTGTATGGAATCAGATATTTGCCGCAATAATAGATTGCGATCCCGCCCGCTCGTTCCACAACAGATTCCGAATCCACAAAATCCGAAACATCAAGATGTGACGGCGTTGCGGGGTAGTGCTTGAACGTGATTTTTTCACGTTGCTTTTCGTTGATGTCAAGCGCGGCGAAAATATTTTCTTCCGCATATTTCGGATGGCTGTACAACGGGAACATTGCTGTTCTGTTTCCCAACCATTGAACACCGTCCGCCGTGTCATATAATAACAACGCGCGTTCATTCTTGCAGATTTTCACCAACTTTTGCATTTTCATTGTTCGATTCCTCCGTATATCGTGATATATATTTCTTTTGCGGCGGCGGTCACTTTGTCCGTGTAGGAATATTCATAAACGCCGTATTGCCACAAGTTTCGATATGCGCCCGTTGCGCCCATGTTGTATGCCGCAAGTGCTTTCAAATATTCGCCGTCATATCTGTTCAACAGTTCCGCCATGAAATCAACGCCCGTTGCGATGTTGTCATATGGATTGAACAAATCCTCCGCGCCGACCTTTGCCATGCGATCCGCGTGCCAATAGTCATTGATCTGCATGAATCCTTTGCATTTGCCGTCATACGACACAGCGGTGTATTTATACGATGATTCGATTTGGATCATGCCGACAATCAACGGATACGATATGCCGTATTCGCGGCACTTTGCGAATGTGTACGCTTGCAAGCACAGCGGGAAATCACCGCCGTATATCTTGAATTCGCCGATGTCGTATTCTGCAAATCCCGTCAGATCAATTTCATCCCAATTTTCCACAGGGGAGGGGAAAAGGTATGTATTTTCCGATTCCTTGATGCGCTCGATCAAATCATCTGTTTTTTTGTTCTTCCGCTGCGCCGCTCTCAATGATGTTTTGCAACGGTGTTGCCGTTTTGTCCGGCTTCGCGGTTTGTGTTGTTGAAGGTATTGACGATCTGCCCGCTCCTGCGGATGTGTCTGCGCCGCCTTTTGTGCCGGATGTCATGCACACCAACAGCACCGCGATCAATACGGCAATGGCAATGAATGCGATGACCTTGACGATTCCCGCGGCGGGTGATCCTGCCGCTTTTCTTCTGTTTGTACTGTTCATTTTGTTTTCCTCCGTAAAAATGATTTTATGTCCTTTGTTATTGCACCATCAATCCCGCATTTGTTCATGTTTTCGCATTCGCGCGTAAACATAAAACTGCGCGTTGACCTCGTTGTAATATATCTTTGCATCTGTGAAAAAATATCCTTTTGCGCCGTACCACTTTTTCATGTATTCATAAATCATGGCGTTGTCGCGTACCATCTTTTGCACATGATTCCGCTTGAATTTGTAATGGTTTTTACTCTGCTGCGGCTGTTCAAGTCCTTTGGATGCGCACCATTTCTTGATGTGCTTGCGGCGCGGCTGTTTGGTGATGTAATTCGCCATGCCTGTCAAGCCGTATTCATCTTTGTGCAAGCGGCGTGTTTCGTTTCGATCACCGTGCGCCCACAGTTCCTCCAAGCGATCCATTGACATTGCGCCGTCAATGACAACGTGGTGATGGCATCGGATGCCCGGATGATCGTCATCCGCTTCCAACCACTCTGTTATGTAAACATATTTTGCGTTTGGCAAACCCTCTTTTTTGCGCCAATAATTCACCTTCCGCATATAGTTTTGAACATTGCGTTGCGCCTGTTCAAATGTTTCCGGCAAATCAGCGTTGCGATATGTCAAAGTCATCCAAATGTCGTGCGTGCCGAAATTCGTGTTGATGATCCGTTCACAAGCCTTGCGGGAATTCTTGTCATTCAGATTGTTCATGGCTTTGCGGTTGTCTTTCTTGATCCTGCACCCTGTGGGAATCTGATCCGCATCCCGCTTTGAAAAATCGGGGTATATCTCTATTTCCAACTGTTCGCCGCTTCTGATCTCTTTTGTTGCGTACACGGTTTTTGTTTGCCCGCGTTTCAACAACTGTTCCGTTTCCCATTCCTTCAGATTTTCAACGCTTTTTTCATACGCCTGTTCATAATCATACGGAATATATGGATTGCGCTTGCGGCGCGGCTTTGTTCGTGATTTGCCTGTCATGTCAATGCCCCTATTCATCAATGGTTGTTCGTTCCGTATTCGGGGAACGCTGTGCGGAATCCGTTCACAAATCTGCTTTCATGCTCAAACACTTCGTTGTATAACGCCGTGCGGAGGTATGTCTTTTTGAATTTGATGGTGTATTCCGCTTTCTCATAATTTGTGATGACTTCGCGGATGTGTTCCTCCGTCAAGAGGGAATACACATCACGCACCATAGATGCGGGCAATTTCTGCCCGTTGATCTGCACCTCCGCATCGGGCGGAAGGCGGTACATTTCCGCAATCAGCATCATGATTTCATTCACTTGCCTTTGATCGCTTTCGTAGAAACATTCAATGTTGATCTGCTCCCGGACACTTTGCAATGCTTCAAAGAATGTACCCGACATGACTTGACTTTGACTTGACTTTCCCATACAGATATTTTCATCATTGTATTTCATGATTGTCCTGCGCTCCTTTGGCTTTTTCTCTCCCGTGTGTGCTTCCTTCAACGACTTGTTATTATCCATTACAAGGGCGCGAAAGCACCGCATCGGGCGCATTTTATGGCTTGACAATCCGACACAAATGTGATATAATAATCTGTGATGAATTGTCGTTGTTGTTTGGCAATTCCGGCGGCGTGTGCTTTGGACGGACACGCCGCCTTTTCTTATGCTCTTTTTGGTTTATAACGCCTTTCCGCCGTGGCGATATGAACGTGTGCGATTGTATTCATGCTTTATCAGCACGATTTCCTCCATGTTGTACCCGTTATCTGCAAGCCATGTGCGGATATACTCAACAACGGCGCACAAATATCCGTTGCGCTCATATACGGCGGTTTCGGCGGGCGCGTTGTCGGCGTTCAAATGTGCATCATACGAAAGCGAAATGAGATAATGCAGATTCGCAACCGCTTCCGGTAAATCCGCTTTCATATTCAGACCGGCGCACCAATCTTCGCCGCTCTCGATCATGCCGTCAATGTCAACACCTTCAGCATCCTTGATGGTTGCATCCGCGATGCCCTCATGTCCGAAAAAGTCCAAAATGCGGATCACGCAATCAACCAATTCAACAGCGATGCCTTCCGGCTTGTCCGATTTGGCTTTGCAAATCTTGCCGCCCTCTGTGTCGATGATCCTGCTGCCGCAATCCATGTTTCGTTCCGGCTGCTCCAATACGCACACGCCGCCCGCATTGCAAGGGTAGTACATCATCGGGCGTTTTGCTCTGTATTCTTCAAGTGCTTCCGACACTTCTGAATGAAAGAGGGAAACAACCTCCGCAAACGATCTTTCTTTTTCCCACCAACCGTGCGCCACGGCGTTTTCGTGAATTCTTTTCGCCCATGTATTCAAAAACATAATTTGTTCCTCCGTTTTTACATATGATTTTATTTGGCGGGGGATAAATCCCCCGATCCCCCCGCGGCTTACGCCGCCGAAGGCTTTTCGCAAGAAAGAGCCGCCCCAAACGACCAATTCGCGCTGGAAGCCGCGCCGTCCAAGCACAAGTACGCCGCGCCGCAAATCGCACCGTTGCAGCAGACACCGCCGACAAGCGCGATGTTGATATTGTCGTTATCAAACCAACACCAATCGGGGATGTGCTTTGCATTCTGTTCAAGTTCATTCGGGATTCTTCCCAAGTGCGACATCATGGTGTTTTTGATAAATCCGCTGTTCCAACCGCTCCACGATATGCCCGTGTCGGTGTATCCCTCTCCCGTGAGATTATAAGGCGGGATCATCTTCACTTTCACTTTGCCGTAATCGCCGAGAATGCCGACAATGCGTTCCCATTGATCGCCCCACCATCCTTCGATGTGGAACACTTTCACTTGCTTGTCCGTTTCCTCATATCCGAAAAACTGCCCTTTGTCGTTCAGCGTGCCTGTTTTGAGAAGTTCGCCGGAGGTTGTGTTTCCTGCTCCGAATACCGTTTGCGAATCATCCGATCTTGAAATGACGGTCAACAGGCAGTTCACAAGATTGCGATCCGCCCATGAACGTGTGCGCCAAATGTCCGCGCCGTTTTGATTGTTAGCCGCCGCGCGGTCAATTTCGGTCTGCGCTCTGCCATGCACAAGAGAATCGCCGGACATAGAGCGGAGGCGCGTGCCGTCATAACTGCCCTTGAACATGGCAAGATATTTCACATCCATGATTGATTCATCTGCGCGGGTATGCGCGTATGCGTGGAAATCCTCGTCATACTGTTTTTCACACAAAATGATGTATTCGTGTTCTGCATCCTCATATTGCTTGATCCACACAAGGGGGATCGCGGACATCGCGTTTCCTGCATAGTCCATGTTTGCGATGTCAGACGGCGTGCCGTCCGCCTTCAGCGCATAGTTATTCGGATTCAGTTTGTAATCTTCCGTGCCGTCATATTTGAGCATACACGGATAATTGTTTTTCACAAACCAAATGTCCGCCCATCCGCCGAAATCAAACACGCCACGGGAAAAATCCATGTGCGCCGGTGTCATACCAACGGCATCATACAGATATGTCACGCGCGTGATCGGATTGATGTCACCTTTGCGGATTTTCACGCCATACCTTTTGATTTGTTCATTGCTGTTCATGTTGTACCTCCTGTATAACAACAAATTTATATTGCTGCGGGGTGTACCCGCTCACAATCTGCTATTGTGACGGAATTGCGGTTTTTGTCCTGCAATTCCAATGACAAAACGGTTTTGCCGTCCTTGCGGCGATATATCAGCGCGGAAATGCACCGATATGTGATGCCTTGCGATTCAACGGGATCACCGTTGAAAAAGGCTTGTTTTGCTTCATCTGATGTCATCAAAATCCCTCCGTAATACTCCACACATAATCAAGCAATTCCTTCGCGGCATCGTTGGTTTTTATGAATACTTTTTCGCCGTGTCCGAATGTCAATGCGTTTTTTACCAACAGGATCAACCGATTCAGATTGCTTTCTGTTTCCGCTGCATCTGCAAGCATCTTTTTGATTTGGTTGTATTGTGATTCTGTGACCTCGACAAATATTTTTATTTCATCGCCGCCCATCGGCGATTTTTCTTTTGCGTTTTCCTTTTCCATCTTGTTTGCCCTCAACCTTTGTATTTGATCTAATAAAAACAATATCGCGCAACTTGATTCTGCTGAACATCAATTTGAAATACACTTCACGCAACGTGGATGTGTAATGTTCGCAATATTGCCATCCGTGCTGTTCGTCCAAATACGCAATCTGAATGCGATTGTTTTTGACGATGATCGGATCACCCTTTGACAGACACAGGCGGATGCAATGCGCAAGTGTTTTTCCGCAACCTCTGCCGCCGGGCATATCATCACATTCGCCGAAAATATATTTGATCTGCCAATCCCGCAAACGGATTCCCAACGCCTTTTCAAGTTTGCGGATCAATATGTATCGCCTTGATTGTTTTATCATTCGGAACGGCAATGTTATCAACCATTTCAAACCGTCATACACCGCCGCCACGGTGTCAACCATCCATTCGGCGAATGCTTCAATGAATTCGTCAAGCATCTTTGCGCCCTCTCTTTGCTTTGCGTTGTTTTCTTTTTTGATGATATTCCCGCATCCGGGCGGATGAATTTTCACGATGCAGACATCCGCAACTTTTTTGTTGGCTGTATGTGTATGCGAAATGATCTTTGCGCAATATCACGGTGTTGCCGCAATCGCACGCGCATCGCCAATAACTGCGCCGATTCTCCAAATGTGAAAAAGCGATCACGCGCAATCTTCCATATCTATTGCCAACTATGTCAATCGGTTGTCTGCCGCCCGCCACCGCTTCCTCCATTCTTGCGCTTGCGTTTCAATGCCGTGATCCGCTCCCGCAACCAATATTTGAATATGTAACAAATCTGTTCTATGTATCCGACTTTTCTGTATGACATCCTTTACTCCTCCATCGCATCCCATATCGTCATTTGCATTGCGGCGTATTTCTGATTTTCTATGTAGGCATCAACCTCCGCGTTCACGCTTTCAAATGTCTGTCCGTATTTGAATCCGCGTGTGATCGTGTTTTCGACTTGCGATAATTCCACAAGTTCATTCCACAATTCGGGGTGTTGCTGTTTCAAACGTGCAAGTTCGGGAACGCCTTGATTCGGGCAATACCAACATCCGCCACGTTTTGCGATTCCATATGTAGGTGATAATAAACCGTAATCTGCGCATAATCTTTTTGCATCCGGCTGTGTGTAGTTGTTTTCTGCCAAAAGAGATCGTTTGCCCTTCTTTTTCATCAATGTTTCGATCCTGTCTTTTTCATCTGCACAGATTCCGACATACTCTATATAGTCAACGCCCGGTTTTCCAAGTGATTTCAAATAATGTTTGATCGGCTGCTCTTTCTCTCCTTGCATTTTGCATTTTCCACCAAGCACCCAACCATAATATTTTCCAACATATTCGGGATATTTTGACTTTTGGCGCACTTTATAGAAATAGTGCATATAATCCTTTTCGGATGATATGATTTCGACTTTGTATCCCCATGATTCAAACAGCGGTTTTGCGTAGTTATAAACCCACGCAATATGTTCGGGATTTTCGCCGGTGATGCCGCGTTTTTTATCAAACCATAGGACACACATGACAATCAGATCAATCGGCAACCCCAACATATGCGCCAAGATAATTGTTGCTGTGCTGTCTTTTCCACCGCTCCACGACACAATGTGTTTCATATGCCTTTGATTGCATCACGGACAAGCGCAATAATGCTGTCGCAAGAAACATCGCGCTTGATCGTGTGTCCGCTCCTGTACGTGATCGTGATCCACTCGCCGTTGCTGTTTCCTGCTTCATATACGGCATCAATTATGTCAAGATTCGCCGCATACAGCATCGGTTTTAGGTGATCCCGAACAAACACCTTCTTTTTGCATTGCTCAATCGTCATCGTGCAAATATCATCGTTGTAAAATCCATATGGACACGGTTTCAAACACTCCATGCAGTATTTGCACAAATCCGCGTTTCTCTCTTTCTTCATACTTCATTCCCCCAACAATCCCACCCGGCGCGATGTTTGCGGGCGTACAGTTCGATTTTGCTTGTGTCGGGGTATAACCGCTCAATGATGTTGTATGCAATTTCCGGCTTTTGGCTGTGCCGCTGCACCTTTTCACGGAATACTGTATGTATTTTTCCGCGTTCATCCTTTGCCACGGGCATCAATTTCCCTTTGTACATATACAGCAGATATTCATGACCGTAACGCACCGTGAATGCCGCGGGAATGCCTGTGACCTTATCCCAAATCATGCGGGCGTGCAATTTATATCCCATTTCCTCCGCCATCCACTGTGCTTCAAACAGATATTTGTCAATCGTCCACAGAAACAAAATGGTGTCACCTTCCGCAAGGGAATCCGCTTGTTTCAAATGCTCTTTGATTTCAGACAGGGAACAAACGGGGTATTCAAGCGGCTTTCCGCTTGAATTCGCGCGGACACTCTTTTTCCCACCGCGGCTTTGTTTCCACGGCGGATCGGCATATATGAGATTGTACCGATTCGCCGTATCAAAAATATTGACCGTCATGCCGTTCACTTCCTTCCGCCGTTCTTTGACATGATCGCAAACACGATGATGACCGTGATGCAAATGATCGCCGTTATCAAAACAGATTCCATGATTCACACCTCCTGTTTCATGTTCTGCGCCGCGATGTCAATGATGCTTGTATCCGGCTTTATGGCTTCATACGCTTCCATGATCGCCGCTTTCGCCTGTTCGGGCGTGATATACTGAAGGAAAATTTGCATCTTGTATGTGTCGCGTTCTTTGCCAATCGGTTGTTTACGGAAATTGTAATCATCCGAAATGGCTTGTCCGATGTCCTCCCATGTGCGTTTCCTGCAACGCTTGATTCGCAAATCAACGATCTTGATGAAATGGCACGGTGTTGATCCTGTGTACCCGTGCATCGTGGAAATATCCACAACGATGTCAATGGTATCGCCATTGTCGTTTTTAATTGTTTTGATGTGTGTTGCCATGCTTAACCTCCTGTTTTCTTTCAACATCATTTCCGATGCGCCCCGCATAGTAGTCATGGAAATCGTTTTCGTTGTAGAAATACACGCCCGATTCCTTTATGTACGGCAATCCGTTTTTTCGTGCGCGGCGTAACGCATCTTTTGTCAGATTGTATTTATAAATAAAATGTGGCGATATGTGATATTCGCGCCCGCCGCGGATGATGCCACCCGTTCCCATCGGCTTCGTCCTCCTGCTTCAAAGCGATTTTGATTTCTTTGGTTTCTTCATCGAAAGAAACATACGCACGTTGATTCGGCTTGCCGCCCGCTCCCGCCACATATTCCTTCGGAATGTGGATGCGGCACTTGTCATCAAATCGCTTGATCTCACATAGTTGCATATCCCGTCCTCCTCAACACGCGGCGTTTGGTGTTCGCCCTCTCCGGCGAAAACTGTTTTTCTGCTTACTTTGTCCGATGTCCGCGCTGTACTTCGGCTTTCCGCTTTCGTCTTTTTCGCCTGTGTACCCGCGTTCAAGTTCTCTGTATATCGTGGCGGTATGTACGCCAACCACCGCCGCAATATCTTCGGGGCGTTCCCCCTGTGAATAACGCTGTTCGATCTCCTGCCGATCTTCATATGATAAATAGTGATATGTCATCCCGCTGCCGCCTCCTTTACATTTTTTCTTGATAGGGGATTGACCGCCCCGCGTGCATTGTCGTGAATCCGTAATCGTCAAGCGTTGCCTTCCCGCTCAACAGTTCTTTGAATGCACACGCCGCCGCATCGCCGCTTTCAAATTTCTTTTCTGCTCTGAATCGCTCACCGTGTCTGTTTGTCGGATACGCGGCAATCGTGTCGGCGTGTGCAAGAAATGTATAGTCACCGCTCCAATCCTCAATTTGAATTTTCGTTTTGTTCGGCATCACGCCTTTTTCAAGCACCTTCATCCGCGCAACCTTCCTTTTTGAATAAAAAAATAAAATGCGATCACAAAACCGCCGTTTTTTGGCTGTTTTTGTTTTCGCATTTATTATATAATTTTTTACCGTAAAAGAAATTTGCAAATCCTATTGACAAATCCCGGGAAATACTGTATACTATACAAGAGGCAATTCCGTTGGAGTTTCCTCGGTCGCCTGACGCGAAGGGAGGGAAAACGGATGGCAGAAGTAAGAGTTAAGGAAAATGAATCTCTCGACAGTGCGCTTCGTCGGTTTAAGAGACAGTGCCAGAGATCGGGCATTCAGGCTGAGCTTCGCAAGAGAGAATGCTATGAAAAGCCCAGCGTAAAGAGAAAGAAGAAGTCCGAAGCAGCCAGAAAGCGCAAGTATAAGTAATTCTGTATGCTAACATAAGGGAATCGACTTCCACGAAGTCCGGTTCCCTTTTTGCATGCAAAAAAGTGAAAACGTATAAGAAATATCCAAAAACCCCCTTGACATAATTGTATAATTCTGCTATACTAACCATACAGTTCCAATCTAAAATGGAAACTAACAGGAGGGTTTGTTATGGAAAAACTGAAAATAGCCTTTATCGGATGCGGCGGCCGAAACGGTGCTCATGTGGAGAAATGTCTGTACAGAGATGATATTGAGTATGTCGGTTTCTGTGATGTACTGGAAGAGAGAGCTCTTGCATATGCCCAGCGCTGTCAGGTAGATCCGGCCGGCAAGCTGTTCACCAACCACAGAGATATGCTGGAAAAAGTAACCCCCGATGCTGTATTTGTGGCTGTTCCACCCCATCAGCATGGCGATATTGAGTTTGCTTTGATCGAAAAGAATATTCCTTTCCTGGTGGAAAAGCCCATCGCCCTGGATATGGATCTGATTCTGCGGATTCAGGCAGCCATCCGGGAAAAGAATCTGCTGGTGACCGTAGGATTCCAGGACAGATACCAGGATCTGACCAACATCATGAAGGAGTATATCCAGGATAAGGAAGTCGGACTTGTATCGGCAGCATGGTTTGGCGGAATTCCCGGTGTGTCATGGTGGAGACGCATGGAAACCTCCGGCGGACAGATTGTGGAGCAGAATATCCACCTGTTCGACCAGGCTCGCTATCTGTTCGGAGAACCGCTGTATGTCAACTGTGCCGGTGCCAGAGGCATTGTGGACGGTGACAAGTACCATGTCCCCGGATACAATGTGCATGACTATTCTTCCGCAGTGGTTAAGTTTAAGAGTGGTGTGGTTGCCAATATCTTTACCGGCTGTTATGCACAGGCCGGCGGCGGTATGCAAAGCGGCATGAATATCTACTGCAAAGACGCTACACTGGAATACTGTCTCCGCAGCTGGCTGAGAATCCGCGATGTAAACGGAGAACAGGTATACCAGAGAGGCGAAGAACAGACCGGTATCCAGGATAACATCTTCCTGCACGCAGTGCGTACCGGTGATCGCTCCGGTCTGCTGACGGATTACCACGATGCCGTGAAGAGCATGAAGCTGTGCATGGCCTGCAACGAATCGATCGAAACCGGCAAGACCATTTTCCTGGACTGA